TGGTTTTCCCTTCCCCGAACACATTGACCGGCTTTGAAGCCGGATAGCCGTCCGGCCCCAGCTCCACCTCGCCGTGCTCATCCCGCGGGAGGTCAAAGACCATGATTTTGGTGCGCAGCTCACCGGCATTCGCCCGCTTTGCCATTGCCTCACACCTCCCCAGCCCCGGATGTGTCCAAGTCGGACACGGTCGGCAGCAGATTGGTGCTATGCATATTCAAAATCTGCATCGCGGTGGGATTCTGCCCGGTATACTGGGCCGTCATTTGGCGGTTATCCAGCATTTCCGTTGCAATGACGAGCACCGCATAAGCTATATCCTCCAACTCTGTCGTCTCGATATCCAGGCCAGTATAGCCTGCAACGTAGGACTTGGCGGCTTCCAATGCCATAGCACAGCCCTGCTTCTCCGCGTCGCTCAGCTCGTCATACTCGGCCTTTTCCACGATCAGACGTGCAAAGGCGGCCATGTCCTGGGGCGTAAGCTGACTCGGCTTCACGGCGGTTCACCTCACTTCTTTCGGACCGGCTTACTGGGGGAGGCGGAGGGCTTTTCGCCCTCCTGATCCGCCTCCTTCAGGTACCCGCAGCGCAATAGTGGGGCCGCAAGATCCTCCGGAATCTCCCTGACCTCACCGGCCGCCATGCTGACCTGTCCGGCGAAACTCACGGCCGCCCGATAGTTCTTCATAGCCGATCACCCTGTTCAGGCGCCAGCGCCCATGGCCAGGACGGCGACCTTCTGCTTGTTCTCCACCTTGGAGTCTACCTCCATCCAGCAGATGACACCAACGGCGTGCTCATCCGCGAATTTCTCCCGCAGGACCTGTACACTGGGGGTCTCAGAGACCTTCACCGCAAGGCCGGTAGGGTCCAGGTAGAGCACCGCCCGCTTGCTGGCGGCCATGTCGGGCATACTCTGGGAGACATAGACGTCGCGGCCAAGCAGGCTGTAACCCCACTTTGCCGTGAGGTCCTTGTTCAGCAGGTAATTCCCATCCGCGTCCTTCAGCTTACGGATGGCCTTCCGGGTGGCCCGGCTCATCACCCAGATACAGTTGGCTTGGAGGGCGTCAGGGATGCTCTCCTGCAGGTCGATGAGCTCATCGGCGGTGACGGCGGTGGCGGCGGCCGCGGTGACGCTGGCAGTTACCTTGGACAGGCCCTCGATCTTACTGGCAGTGCCGTTGATCAGCTCGTTCTCGATCCACTCCGCGACGGCCTCCGCCATCTTGCGGATAACATAGGACACGATGTCGAACTTGGAGTTGTTGACCAGGGAGATGGACACCTTGGTCAGCGCGCCTGCCAGGAAGCCGCTCAGGGAGATGCTGGTGAACTTGCCGGAAGTGGAGGTCAGCGCAGTGAACTCCGTAGCGTAGGCCATGGTGATCTTCTGGGTGGACTCATCGTAGCTGGGGATGGTCAGATTTCCACCCACATTGTAATGGGTCGCCCGCTGATACAGGGGAGAGATCTCCTTGACCATCCCGATAATCTTATTGGCGATGCTGGTGGGGATCACCGCGCCATTGTCCCCTACTGTCATATTGACCGCCTCTCGGGTTTCCAGCTCGGGAGCGATACCCCGGACGTAGCATTCAAAGGCGCGGTTCTCCAGCTCCTCCTGCGTGTGGGTCTCCTCCGCAGCGGCGGCGCGGCGCTCCACCTGGGATAGGGCCTGGCCCTGTTCCGCAGCATCCAGGGTAGCGTCGATGGAACGGACTTCGTCCAGGATCTTGCTATAAGAGGCCCGCTCCTCCTCGTTGAAAGCCCGGGTCTCCATCTGGCAGGTCGAAACCATGCCCTCCAGCCGGGCCATCAGTTCCACGCGGCGCTCAGACAGCTTCTTCAGGTCAAAAGGCTTCATATCACAGTCTCCTTTTCATCTTGTAAATTTCGATGGTTTTCTGTACACAAAACATAGCGCTCTCATCCGATGGAGACATCGTTGTCTCCTTGGTCTCCACGGTGCGCTCAGTCTGGCGGATGTAATCAACACTGTCTTCGAGTGGCTCGTCCATCCGGAATTCCACCAGAATGTCCCCGTCTTCGCGGGTCTCAATACTGGTAGCGATGTATGCGGGCGTTTTATCCAGGATGGAGACCTCCCTCAGCTCCAGTTCGTCCACAAACCTGCGCCGGGTGTCCTCCTCATCCACCTTCCAGTGATCCTTCTGCTTTACGAAGCCGAAGGACCAGCCGCGCAGCTCTTTCCGGTCTGCGGCGGCGATGACTTCCTCATCGGTCACTACCGCGTGGGCCCGCAGGCCGATGTTGTCCTCCCGGAGTTCCAGCTCGTCCTGATTGGCTGTGGAGCCCAGGGTCTTCTTGTGATCCCACCGAGGCTCTGCGGGGTCGCCGGCTGACAGCGCCTTGGCAAAGGCTCCGGGCATAATCTGTTCGATATAGGGCCCCTGCTTGTCGTGGAGCACCCTGGAGTCCCGGCCCACCACATTGACATAGCCCCGGACCACCATACTCTTTCGGTCAGCTCGAATCTCTACCTGCATCCAATTCTCCCCCTCCTTTCTCCTCGACTTTTGCCCACTCTTTAGTGTTTGGCGTGTAAATCATCCTGGTACCCGGGTCGTAGATGACCGTATCCAGGCCCAGGCGGATGAATTTCAGCCCCAATGGGTTGCGTCCCTCCTCATACCTGACCTCATCCAGTTGCATCCACCCGTTCCTGACGGCTACCTCGTAAGCCTGATAGCGGGACAGCATGTCCGTGTTGTCCAAAACATCCAGGTCGATCTCAAAAGAAAATGTCTCCTTCTCGCTTTCCAGCAGACAATATCGATTGATTGCCGTCTGGAGAGCCTTGACTACTGGCTGAATCGCAAATCTGACGGTGTTTTTCAGATCCTCGGCAGTAGCGCCGCCCTCCAAAACAGAGGGGACAATGTGGAATATCTTAAAAATCTCGTGGTCATTGGTGGTTTTATTCTCGTTGAGCTGACTTTCCACCGCAGTCTGGCTGGCGTCCTGGAACTCTATGCCGTCATTCAGTACCACAACGGATTCCTCTGAGTCATTGCCGTACAAATTCCGCCAACTGTTTTTTAGTTGTTGGATCACATCTGTGGCCAGCCGGTTTTTTGCTTTCAAGAAGCCCTTTTTCCCGCCCGTACGCACCATGTGGTTCTCATAACGCAGGGTATTCAGCATCGTTTCCAACTGTGTGGGGCTTTCTTCCACTACCCCGCAGCCGACGGCCCCGTCCTTGGTGTTGCGAAGCATCCTGAACACCTGCCAAGAGAAGTAGCGTGCCCCTCCAATGTAAAACCTGGCGGTCTTATAGATTGGGTCTGCGCCTATCTCCACGCTCACCTGCATAGGGTCAACATAGTACAGGCCGTCGATGCGGTTTCCGGCCCAGTTGACATAGGTGTATCCGTTCCCGGTGAGCAGGTAGTCCCGCACGAGCGTACATTTCCACTGAAAAGCATCCAGTAAGTCACCGGTCTCCTCGTTCAGGAGCCGGAGGCGGTAATCGCCCGTAACCTCCACGGAGTTCCCGCCCTCCGTCCGGTAGAGCCGGATAGGCAGTGAGGCGATGGTCCCTGCAATAAATCCCACGCTACTGCTGACTGCCGGGATGTTCAGCACATTTTTTACGGTAACCTTGGTGCCGCCTAAAATTGCCCGCAGCGCCGTGTCCATCTGCGCCTCGTTCAGAACCGTTTCCTGGACCACCCTCCGTTCCTCTCTCCCCCTTAGCAAACTCCAAAAGCCTATGGCCTGTCACCTCCTCACAATACCTGGATGCCCCAGCTCATCTGAGCATTCGTCAGCAGATCAACCTGAACCAAATACACGGCGTCGATGGTGGCCATGACCATATCAACCTTGCCCGCCGACCGTTTTTTGTTTACGTATTTGTTCAGGTTTGTGTCTTCTGTACATCTGGCATTCTGAAAATTTATTTCCAGAAGCCGGTTTTCATCGTATTGGAACTGCCTTTGGAGCACTTTCTCCCGCAGCAGCTTCGTCGGGGCGTGGAGCACGGAGGAGTGCTGCTTGACCTCGACACACTCGATCCCCGCCGCCTCCAGCTTTTGCACCGTGGAGATGGCGTTGTACCGGTCGTACCCCACCTGCACGATCTCCACCCCGTACTTCTCCTGCAGCGATAGGATGAACCGTTCCACAAAGCCGTAGTCGATGACCTCATCCCCGCAGGCAAAGCAGTTTCCAGCAGTGATCAGCCTCTTGTAGTCCACGTCCTCTTTCGTGGCCTTGATCTCGGTCCGCCCAGACGGGATAAAGCCCCATGCCTTAGCGTAAAGCATGTCGCCCTCGACCGTGACCATGGATACGGCTGTGTTATCGTCAGACTGCGCCAGATCCAGGCCCACCCAGACCCGCCGACCGCTCCAGAAGCTGAGATCCTCCCGCCGCCGGCACTGCATGACCTTCTGTGTATCGATGTAGCCCTCCACACCCAGGCCCTTGTACATGATGTTGCAGTGCTTACACAGGAAGTTTTCCCGCTTGTTCTCATACAGGACCGCCATGGAGCGCAGGTCCTTGATGGCCCGGAGTACCCCGGCATTGTTGACCGCGACGGGGTTCGCCTGGTAGAGAACCAGGTCGTTGGTCTCCCACTGCTTCCGGAGGGCGTCATCCGGCTCGTAGAGCAGGGAAAACACGTTCTCCCTGTCCAGGACCCGGTCCAGGACCTTTTTGGCGATATCGATCTCGTCGGTGAGGACGTTGTTGTCGTTCGGGTACTGGGTGGAGATGATGATACCCAGCTTATTGGCCAGCGTGATCTGGGAGGACCGCATAGCCTCCACTGGGTAGCTGTCCAGCGCGCCCGCCTCGTCTGCCAGAAAGATATTGGCCAGGCGTCCATCCATGCCGTCGTTTGAGTACGCCAAGGGCATGTATTCGGTCTCTGTGATCAGGCAGGTGATCATGTCCCTTGTGACCTTGAAGTGCTTCACCAGCGCCGGCGAGACCTTGATGATCTTCCGTACCGCCAGCCGGAGCTCCGAGGACAGTTTGTAATCCGGCGCCACGGAGAAGAACCGTGAGAAGCGGGGCTCCGTCAGCAGCCCGATGATAAAGACCACCGCGCTATTGAAGGTCTTGAAGTTCTTTCTGGCGATCTCCAACAGCGCCGTCTCATAGAACCGCCTGTCGTCCTCCCGGCGAAGCGTACAGAACACCGCTACGATCAGGAACCAGGCATAGTCCTCCAGGCCCTTGTCCATGGTGCAGTACAGGTCTGGATGAACCATTAGCCCGAGCAGCCGGCAGATCTTCCGGTACGCCGGCTCACTGACGTATGCCTCCTTATGCTTCCCGGCGGCAATCCTTAGCCAGGCTCTCGCCTGGAGCTTCACATACCGGCCGACCTTCTGGTTGCTCCGTTGTGTGCACCACTTGGCGTACTGATAGGCGCAGCTCGATTCAATCATCGGCCCCCAGGGCCTCCACCAGGGGGTCCCTGCTCTCCTTCGCCTTTTGCGCGGCCAGGCCGCCCAGCTTTGCCCTGGCCTGCGGCGACAGGCACAGTTCGCTGCACCCCC